TTTCAAAAAGATTGGAATGTATCTCGTTCCATTTATCGGCAAATTTATCTGTACCAGTAATATTTAGATAATCTTTTCCGAAAGCCCACAATGCAAAAGAAGAAGGATTTTCCCCATCCTCTAAGATCCTTTCAACATAGTCACGTAAACCAAAACTCATCTATTTTTTCTTTGGTGCAGCTTTAACAGATGCTTTTACGACACCCTTAGCTGGTTTCATTACTTTTGCCATGATTTGTACCTTTGTAAATCCGCTTTACATTTGTTTAATTATCGGTTTCATTAATAGGAATATGCGTCTTAGGCCATTCCTTGACACCTTTTGCAATCCAATTGTCCTGTTGTACATCTTTACGAGGCTTTGGGAATATGGAATCTGACACATCCATTTCCCAATGACTCTTTGATTTCTTTATAGCTTCTGAACGGTAATCCATGAAACACCTCTTAGTATTTCATTTTGTTCTTTTTAACATAAGAAGCCAAGCCGTCTACTGATCTCTTTAGATCTTCTGGATTGTTACCGCTGCCATATTTCAGATCAGCTACCATTGTTTTGCCGGCATCTTTTTCAAAATGTCCGCCTTTAGTTGCATCTTTAAATGCACCGTGGTTTCCTTCACGTTTCATACTGCCATCTCCTGCCCTTCTGGGGCTTTTGTGGGGGTTACTAAGGTCTTTATGTACTCTGCCATCTCTAAATTATTTCGGAGATTGGCCAAGTCCATATCTTCTAATAATATCATATTCTTAACAAGTTCAAGATCTGTTTGCACGCTCTTTTGTTGAGCACTAGCTGTATTTTCTTGAATCTTAGAATACTTCTCTTGAGCAGAGGCAAGCAGATCTTGCTGTCTAGCCATTTCTGTTTGCGATTTAGATTGATTAAGCAAATTCTTAGCCTGTTCGGATTGCGCTTCCATTTGCATTTGTTGCTGTTGCTGTTGTGACTGAGCCTGCTGTTCCTCTTCCATCTCTTCAACAACTTTTTTCTTATTAGTGATGAAGGCCGATCGAATAATACTTTTATTAGAAATAGGTATACCCAATTCACGGAATTGAAGAAGTTGTTGCAATTCCATCTGTCTCTGTGTTGCCGAGTAGTTACCCTCTTCAACAGCCACACCGAATTTCTGTGAGAATTTAAGGAAGAATCTAGGATCAGGCTTATGACCTATTATAGATGTGATTTTACCTTCTGAGAAACCTGCTCGGATAGCTTCTAGTCTTAATTTACCATACAATCTTTGAGTCATATCTGAACGATCAAATATATTCTGTAGGGTAACAATACCGGCTGATTGACGCAGCATCGATTGAATGCCTGTAGTATCACCATCGGCAACACCTAGCAATTCCTCGTTGACACCACTAATCTTTGTTATATCTTCAGCTAGACTTCTTGATAGTTCCATTAGTGATGCAGGTAAAGCTGACGGCTCTATACGTTGCACTTCACTGGCCAAACGTCCGGCCTTAAGAGGAATAAGAAAAGCTTCACCTCCGGAGTTCTGTCGAAATGCTTTTGGATCTACCACAGCGTCAACAGGATATATCCATCCAGCATTAATTTGAGATTGGAGCAGCTGGAGTTCAATAACGCGTCTCATGTTATAAAGAAATTGTGCATCGCGCAAATTTCTTATGTAACCCATAATTCGGCCAGAGTAACTAAGTACATCCGGCTCGTGGTAACATAGGTGTGGCACACATGGATATAAATCTACGATTCTTTTTTCGTTTGAGAGAAGGTTTTGTCCATGATATACAATTTTGTCACCGAGTTTAAGCACGAGTTTAACAGTAGGAATCTGTTTTTTCATTACCTTTAGCCAAGGCTGTTGTTGCAATACCATTTCCAACATACCCTCGGGATCTCCCTCTCTCTCTTCCCACTCGTCAGCTTCCCCAGTGTATGGATCTAGAATGATTGTAGCTTCTCTGGATGATCTATAATAGAATTCGTCAAGTGTGAATAGGTTTGATAGTTGCAGGTTTTGCAGTTCGGCTTGTAATGGGAATCTACCATCTTTAGCACCAGAGGGGCGCATCTTCTTGATTTCGCTCTCATATCCGGGGAGAATAGAATTAGCAGCCTGTTTAGATATCCACCGGCGTCTCCACACCCCTTGGCAATCAGTTAAATCCATCTTGTGGAAATTTTGATCCCACAACACATTATTAAATGATACAGAATCTGTAAATAAATCGCCCGACACCGGATCATTTGTATAGTCTGGATACATCCATAGCCAGTTAATACCAACGTCAATACCACCTTCAAAAGACTCTGAAAAGTATTCTTGAAAATTATCTCTATCTTCCGACCATCTGATTACTTTATTATAATCGTCAGCGAGTGCATCGGCATCCTCTTGATTTGGTAACGTAATTGTAGATTTTCTATTCTTACGTTGAAAACCTGCCATCATATTGCCGTGACGGCGTGTCAGATTGAAAAAGAATTTTTGATATTGTTGATAATTGTTTCCGTAGGCTTGTGAATATAGAGAGGAGTCGCCTATCTTGAAACGCTTGTCAATCATGCCTTGCATCCAGATAGCAGATGCACCGGTATAGTTGGCGTTATAAAACCAATCCATCATTTGGTTCAAGTCTTTAGATTGTACATCGGAAGGATCAAGGAATCCTAGCCCTAGAGAATATGATCCCGATTGATAGCTTGGCATGAGAGCCTATTTATGAATGTTCAGGTCACGCTCATGTATAATTAAAATTAGATATTTAATCAAGGAAGATGCAACGTCTGATAATATAAACTATGGTTATTCAAAACGGCTGTTTCAAATATTCCATAATCTCTTTAGCCATAGAATATGATACTTTTAATTTGCATTGCAGAAAAGGAATAGATAATCGCCCATGAATGAATAAATATTCATTAGAATTATCAATTAATTCTTTATTTATCATCTAATTATACGACCCATTTCCATCCCCTCCAATAAATCCCCAACCTTGCTCACCATATATCTCCCTTCTAATCTCGTCATAAGATTTACCAAGGTTAGGAGATGATAGTCCGTGTTTAAAGGCTGTGGCCACTGCATATCTTAAACTATCGATCGCGTGGTCATTATGCTTAATTGGCTTGTCTTCTCCCCTTTCTTGAGCTTTTGGACACCATGAATAGCTCTGTATCTGCTCTATAAGGTTTGTGCATGACTTGTGTACTAGGATATTTTTCCCGGCAATATATTGGGATACCAATTTAATGCCAAACAAAACATCGTTGTTAGCATCTATAACAGGCATATCGTTATTTCTTAGCTCTAGTTTTAATGATGCGGCTGCTGGGTCTACATATAATGCTGTCAGTGGAGTAATACCTATGAACTTTTTCAGTTCATGGGCTAGTTCCGAATCTGTTTTCTGACGACCATGCTTAGATGAATCGAAATAGTATTCACGCTCTACCCTTATCTGAGGCCACATGTTAGGTGTACAGGCTAATATATGGCATGCTGTGGGATTAATTGTTCCGTAGTCTATGCCTGCACAGTAGAATGTGGGTGCTGGGAAATCATTTGTGTATGTATTTATCTCATCCCAGGCATCGAATATAGCACCTGTGGCAAGCGTCCATTCACCTAATATATAACGCTTGTAGAACATTCCTGAGAATGATGATTTGATAGCATTCTTGTAAGCATCATCTAGAACAGGGTTATCGTCTAGTTCGAATTGGAATACGACGATATCGTGAACATCTTTACGATCAATGTATTGTTTCTTTAGCCAATGTGCCGGGCCTTCTGGGTTGGCTGTAGCATATAGACGGGCTCCGGGGACGCTTAAGCGGGTCTCTAGCATCTTCCAGAATACCTCTGGTATACATGTAGCTTCGTCAACATAGGCCATAGCTAGAGTGGACCCTTGTATAGTAGTAACAGCAGAGATATCGGGAGCACCTACGAAGTAGACATCTCTGCCATACAAAGTGGTTTTGTTAGACATGGGAGAGGGGCAAGGAAAGCCGAGCAGCTTATACATAGTAGAGAGGACATTTCTCTGAATTGTACTACGATTAACACCTATTATCATGGCATCCCCTGGAGGGCCATTCTTTAAGAAGTCTATTAATGCGTAGATGGAAGAGTGTGTTTTACCAGAGCGAACGGAACCGACCCAAATATTGAATCTGTGTTTTGCATTTACAAAGCTAAAGGCTTGTTTGTCGCTAAATAGCTTCGCCAAGTTTTTCTTTTAGTAAGAGGATTTCTTGTTTATTTTGGGCTATTTCTGCTTGCTGATCTAGTATGATGACAGACTGGTCAATTTTTTCTTGATTTGGTGCTAAGTGAGGGACATCGTGGTTTTCTTTTTGTCCAAGCCGATTTTTTCCTAGCCAAACTAACATTGTATTGTCGCCTTTAATAGCCTTTTCAAATTGTTTGGCTTTTAATAAACTATCGCCTTGAACCTTTTTAAGAGCGGAATACTCCGTAAAAGTCACACCGAATTTATCAACTACTTTCTTATAAAATGTTTTAACGTGCATATCGAAATGTGGAGCGATTTCCGTTCCCATACAATCGGCCAAAAGAAGCTGATCGACCTTGTTCCAGTCGACAACTTTTTCAGTTCTTCCTAGATAAGAAATTATTTCATCTTTTTCTTCACTCAATTTGTTCACCATTTTTCTTTATTGAGTAAGGTTTACCAGATTTAATCATGTAATTTTTCCATCGGTTGACGATGATGTCGCAATAGGCTGAGGATAGCTCAATTCCGTAGCAAATGCGATTGAGTTGTTGGGAGGCAATGAGTGTTGTGCCAGAGCCTAGGAAAGGGTCGTAAACGCCCTCACCTTCGGCTGAGTTGTTTCTGATGGGTCTAGCCATACATTCGATAGGTTTCTGCGTTGAATGGGCTGTGCGTTCGTCTTCGCCCTCTTCTGATTTACCACCAAAAGCATTTTGGTTTGATATTTCCCATGTGGTGGATTCTTTACGAGAACCTTGCCAGTTATGTGGATGACCTTTACGAACGGCATACCAGCAAGGCTCGTGTTGCCAATGATAATCGCCACGTGATAAGGCAAAGTTTTGTTTCACCCAAATAATCTGTGAAATTACTTCAAATTCGCAATCTATTATGTCTTTTGCTACATCTTGTGCAAATTTTCCAGCATGCCATACATAAGCAACGGAACCTGGGAATAGAGAATAAGTTATTGCCCAGTTTGCTTTATCATCATTTTGTACTTTGCCTGCAGCTTTTTGTCCTTTTCCAGCTTTTCCTCTCCAGTTAGGATCATATTCTACACCATAGGGTGGATCGGTGACCATTAGAATAGGTTCATTGCCATTGAGAACAGAAAATACGACATCGGGAATTGTGCTATCGCCGCAGATTATTCTATGTTCATTTAGTTCGTAAATGTCACCTAATTTTGTGATAGCATCTTCATCTTTTCCAGGTTCCATTAATTCGGAATCTTCATCTTCATTAATGATTTCTTCGACGTCAAGCATGCCGAATTCAGCTTCTGTAAATCCGTAATCGAGCAGTTCTTCTAAATCCCATTCATTGGCGAGGATATCAAAATCCCACTCGCCTGTGTTTCTGTTTAAACGGATATTTAATTCGTCGGATTCTTTATCTGTGAGAGTACGATTAGGAACCCAAACGTCTACTGTTTTGTGTGCCATTTTCTTTAGTATTTTTTTTCTTTGATGACCGCCGATAATTGTGCCGTCGGTGTTAACGATCATTTTATCAGCGATACCGAACTTTTCCAGACTTGTTTGCAGGTGTTCAGCATCGTGTTTTGATAGTTGACGGGGATTGCGAGGATTGTCTTTAAGGTCGGAAAGTTTTCTGCTTTCGATAGACCATTGAATAGATGTATCTGTCATGGTTTAAGAGATATAACAAATTAGTTTAATGGTCAAGGGTGATGTTTTTCTTGTTTGTATATCGTAAATGAGTTACAATAAAGGTAACAATAAAAAAGGAGTTTGGCTATGGAGTCAGTATTAGGTTTAATTTTAGGAAATATGGCTATCATCGTCCCACTTTTTCTGTGGAATAGATCAGAGTCAAGGGCGGACATTCGTCACATGGACGCAAAACTTGAGTCTACAAGAGAGCTTGTGAAAGCTATATATGACGAGAGTAAATCGTTTCATGCGAGATTATGTACGATTGAAGAGAGAGCGAGGAAATAATGGAGAATAGAGCAACTATATTTATATGGATGGTATTCGGCGTGATTATTTTTTATGCAATTTCAGTTTTTTTTTGTAAGGAGTAGATATGGCGAAGAGAAGTTGGGCGAAGAATGACAGCGAGAAGTTAAGACTAATTCGGGTAGATCCGGAGGTTCACGAAGCGGCGAAGCTGGCAGCGCATGAGTCTTTGATGCCGTTAAAAGCGTGGGTATCTATGGTTTTAAAAGAGAGGCTTCAAATGAGTATATCTAAGCAGTTAGCTGAAACTCTTTAGGGGCTTCGTTGAGGTGCTGCATGGACGGGAATACTATTTCTGCATCTTTAAGGACTTCTGTATCGATAGTAAATATTTGTATGGAGTCAAGGAAGTGTTCGAATGTGTGTGTCTGCCATGAGTTATATTGTGGTGAGGTTAGTTCCATGGTGTCAATGCGGATTGACTGGTATAGGTTATGAGCAGTTTCCAGGAGTGCGGGCATGGATTCGAAATAATATTTTTTATAATTGGCTAGGGGTGGGAGGATGCGTAGCATATAGATTTTCATAATACCTTAAATTAAAAAAGACGCCCCAGGAGCAAGCCTAGAGCGTCAGACACTAACAAATCAAAGAGAAATGCTATGGAATTAACATTCCTTTTTCATGTGTAAAGTATTTATTTTTTATATGCAAGTAGATTTATTTAAAGACAAAGAAGGGAAAATTTAGTGAACAAGATAAGTGATAAAATGGCTAATGATTTGACGGGTGTATTGAGTGATATTACGAATATTTTGTGGTACTACAAACCATATCAAAGATCTTTTATTTTAAAATTATTAATTAACTTAGACTACTGCGTGGATTGTGGAAAGAGCATAAAGTTTAAAGATTGTGGATGTGGGTGTGAGCATGAAAATCCAGCTTAGAGAATATCAAAAAGAATGCATTAAGACAATTTACCAGAATTTTAAGGGAAATAGGAAGCAGTTTATCCAATTGCCTACTGGAGCTGGTAAGACGTTTGTTTTTCTACATTATTTGAGGGATTACAGTCGGAAAGCTGTAATTGTGGTACCGAATAAGGAGTTGGAAGAACAGGTAATGCATTGGGGTAAGATTATCCTTAAAGATCGGCGGATTGTCGCGAATCGATCCAAGAAAAGAGAATATGGTGAAGTTGTTGTAACAACAGCACAATCTCTAGTTTATGATAAAAATATTGATAAATTTAAAGAATTTGATTTTGACACACTGATTATTGATGAAGCCCATCATGCTTTATCTAGGACATACAAGAATTTTTTACATTGCATTAGGGATAAGAATTTCAATTTATTGGGGTGTACCGCAACCCCTGAAAGGTTAGATGGCCAATCACTGAATGATATATTTGATCGGATGACCTATTCGAAGAATATCGTTGATTTGATTAGGTCGAAGGATTTGTGTGAGATTGAAGCAACAAAGATTAAGACTAATTTTAAATTAAGTATTATTGGTGTAAGAAACGGTGATTTTTTACCTAGTTTTTTGAAAAATTTAGATCATCCAAGTCGTAATGCGATAATATATAAATGTTTTTTTGATAATTGTGCTGACAAAAAGACTTTGATTTTTTGTGTGAGTGTAGAACATGCCATTACAACAGCGAAGCATTTCAAAGATGAAGGTGTCAGGGCTGAATGTATTTACGGTGATATGGGTTCTTCTGTGAGATCCGCAATATTAGAACGGTTTAAAAGTGGTGAGACGCAGGTACTAACTAACTGTCAGCTTTTGACTGAGGGTTTCGATGAACCTAGCATTGAGGCGTTGATTATAGCGCGTCCCACGCTGTCTAAATCACTTTACTGCCAGATGGTGGGTAGAGGTCTGAGAAACTTTCCTGGTAAAGATTTATGTCATTTATACGAGCTTGCGGACAATAACCATAATATTTGTACATTTAGAGTGATTGTCGGATTTCCCCAGAGTTATGAAAAAGATTATAGAGAAAGAGAAAGAGTTTTGAATTTGGCAAAGGAATATGAATCTATTGACATCAAGGAATTGGAATTCGTTAAGGAAAAGCATGAGATTTTCAATAGTGAAGATATTTTACCAAGTGATGGTAAGACTTTAGATTTTTATAAGATTGCATTTTTTGAGATGAAAGTTACAGAGAGACAAAAACAGCTGTTAAAAGGCTACCCATATTTGGAAGAAATGAGTTATTTGGAGGCTGCATTTACGCTATGGAAACAACGATTAAGGAAAAGATATGGCTACGTTTAGAGAAAGAACACCTGGGAGATGGACGGTTGATATAAGAAAGAATTCATCGCAGACTATATCAAGAACTTTTCCTTGCAAAGAAGATGCTGAGCTATGGGCTAAATGGAAAGAGGACTTGCTAGATAATATTGATAATTTTGAAGCATCTGTCGAGGAATTAATGACATTGGATACTGCAATTAGCTTAAAACATGAAGACGGTATAAAAAACGAATTAGATAGCCACACTCTTGGTTCTATTATTAATTTAAAGACTCATTTTAGCGATTTATTGGATATGAATATGACTGAAATTACCCAGGATATTCTGTTAGATGCTGCTAAGACATTAATGACAAAAGAAGTCAAGAGGGGTGGTTCGAAAAATTCGGGTGGTTCGATGAGACTTCCATCCAAAGAGACCGTAATTAATAGGTTTAAATATCTTGGTACTGTGTGGGGTTTTCTTCAAAAGAGAGGAATAAGTTTAACGAATCACCCTTTATCGGTGTCCAATTATCTTAAAGACAAATGTTAGACTTTAGAGACGATTTTGATTTCAATGGGGTACAGATCTTCTACCTGTTTTTTTTTAAGGATAAAGGTAGGAGTCTGCACCCCTTTTGTGTCGACGAATTCAATGTCGCCGTTTGATAGGAATACCATAAAGTCTAGAACATAGCGCGTATTACCTGGCAGGTGGAATGGGACTGATCTAAGGAAGAATAGGACGTCTCCGGCCTTTTGGCGTAGATTAAGCATGTCGAAGTACGTGGCCTCTAGCTTGGAGGCGAATGCGATGTCTCCGCGCTTAGTGCGTATGGCACCGAATTTATGCTTTAGGTTTCTTTTTGGGAACACTGGGTTTGTCTTTATTTTTGATTAACTTTTCTATGTGAAATGCGACATTATTTTGGAGCACGGTAAATCTTACATCCATGTCTGGAGATAAATTAATTATAGATCTTTTCAGTACAGCTAATTCATTTAGGATTAGATCTAATTTTTTTTGTAAAGCTTCCTCATTTTCTTTCCAGTAGAACATTGGATTCCTTTTTTTTATCTGAGTAATTTTTAATGTATTCTTTTTTTGATACCATAAGGCACGAAGGGCTGCAATACTTTTTTGGTCTGGTGGAAGTGAATGTTTTTTTACAGTGTATGCAGAGGTTAACATTTATGGTGGGTTTTTTATGTTTTCTTTGAAATTGGTTAAGTCTAACCGCGTAGCAATGTGATGAGCATACGCTAGTACGGTTAGTGGATTGGAAGGTTGCTTTACAGATGGTGCATTTTTTATCCATCAGAAAGGTAGCTGCTCTTGGTTAGCTGGTTTCTGGTAGATGGCTTGGTTAGGGGCTGGGCTGAATGCTGATGGTGCTACATCGGAGTATGATAACTTAGAGATGCCTTGGCGTATCAGTGTCATGAGCATTTCGTTTTCATGCCGGCTATCGATCATAACGGAGTCTGTGTATTGCTTTTGGCCGTTAGTGGTAGTACATACGGATGAGGCTGCAAAGTAGGTGCCTGAACCATCCTTCTTTTGCATGTGCTTATATTTTAGCATTAGCTTACCATAGGCCATGATGGTGGCGATGCCTAGTTGTAGGCCATCTTCAGGTGTTTTTTCATAAGATATAAATTCGTAATTATTCATTATTAGTCCTTTAGTTTTTCATTAATTTTTTTTATTTCTATGCAAATATGATAAAGCGCTCTTGCAACATGAAAATCACATTTAGCCCACTCAGAATCTGGAACTGTTTCAAGGTGTTTTAATCTTCCAATTTCTGCATCTGCTGCATGTTTTTCAAAGATTTTAATAAGGCTATCCATATCGTATTTTTGTTTCATATTTTAGCTATTACGTTTGATTCATCGACGAAGGTGTAGTCTTGGCCGTCGAAAGGTATTACGTGTTTGTGATACTCAACGAAGAAGACTAGGTCGTCTATTTTTAATTTTGTTACTTCATCGCCGATGGCAAGGACTTTGAAGTGGGAGGGTTTTTCATCGGTGAGGATGATACCTTTCTTTTTTGTGATGGGCTGGACGAGGATTCTTTTACCTAGAGGTTGCATGATTTCCTTTTTGTTAGATTCAATAGGAGGCTCTTGGCTGTCCTATCTTTGTTAAAACTTGTCATGAACCATAACCGATATTATAAACGTTTGGCGGGGCTGCAATCGGCCTTCTTGCCCTATCGGCTAGATCCCCCACCAACCTTAAAACTCAATTGCGCCCTTTCTGAACGATTTTTTGAGTCTAACCAGGTAGTTGATCCATTTTACAGGATTTCGTTGGTTGTAGCCCGTTTCTGTGAGGATTCGTTTTTTGAGTCTGATGTCCATGATTTCTCCGTGTTAAGCAGGGATTTTACCACGTATGATAATTTCCCTGCAACAATTTTAATGCGGTTCTTGCATTATAATCCAGCGATCCCAGCTTTTGAAATATGCAACTAGTTCTCCATTGTTTGTTTCATAAATCCTTATAATCTTTTTTAATCAAATCCATTTCATGTTGTTTGATTGCTTCGGAGCGTAGCCATCTATCAGGAATTTTTAAGATTCTATTTTCTGCTAATCGTTTGCTAAACCCTTTTAAAACTTCTTGTACCGCAAAAGGTGAAGTTTCTCGCATAGCAGAAAGTATGCCAGCTTCTGAAAAGGGGAAATCTAGCTTTTTGCATAAATTTAGAATGCTGACTAATTTCTTATTAAATTCTGGATCATCCACCAACCCACCAGATGAGGGAACGGAGGGAGGGATGTTCTTCTTAAGAGGGTTCTTCTTAATAGGTTCTTCTTTGGGTGCATGTGGTGCACAACCCTGGTGCATATTATGCACAACCCCTGGTGCATATGGTGCACAACGTTGTGCATTTTGTTCACTAGGTGGTGCATAATATGCACTACCCCCCCCGTCCTTTTTAAATCTTTGAAAGTTTTCTGGCCATATATCATTTATAGTTAATGAGTTTGTATCTGAATCGCCATATTCGTGACGTCGTTTAGTTCTCGTGATAAGAGCTTTTCCCAAAAGTGGATGGATTTCGCACAAAGTTGGTATGATTTTCTTTATTAATCTTGCGCAGATACCAATTTGTTTCGACAAGGTCTCATAGGATTTGATGCATTGACCACCATCTCCCGCTGTTTGTTTAATGGCGCAATAAACAATAAATTGATGGGGTGTAAGCTTTAAATTAAAAATTATATTAGGAAGTTCTGTTCTATAATCGTGGTTTGAACTTTTATCTTCTGAGTAAAAATTGTTCATGCGTTTCACCTTTTTTTTATTCAAGTTAAGGTAAACGCTTGAGAGAAATAGCAAGTAATGCTACAATGGAGACACACTCTCAAGTGTCTCTACGCTCTCAAGCGTACTGAACAGCCGCCCCCGCAAAGGGCGGCTGTGTCATTTCTACACTCTAATCCCCTTCACCTTTGAAGTCAATTACTCTACACAGGCATGTACCAGAGCAGTAAATTAGAGTTTGTCCATCGTCAAGCAATATTGTGCGCGGCTTCGCAGAAATTAACTTCTCCGCAGTTTCGCTGGTGGTTATAAATCCATTAATTTCTAGGAATCGTAACGCTGTCGTGAAGTAGGGTTCGTAAACAGAAAACGATCCACCAAAGATGGCGTAGTTTTCACATATCATCTGGTACAAAGGAAAAATAATCCCTTTGTCAGCTAGATCAGAAAAGCATTCAGGACAATACATCTGCATGTAAGTCTTTTATTTAAAAGTATTTGTGGAAATAAATTTGAGTGTGGAGTAGCATCAATGACGTCAAATTTGTTATTTTTGTTTTCAGGCCGTTGGTATATCGTGTACCAACGGCGTTTTTATATCCTACCAATCGCATTTAATACAAAATAAAATCTTTTACATAAACCTCTGTATGTGTAATTTACGGGTAAGAGGTCACTGTATGGATTGGAAGGATTTTATTTTTGCTTACAGAACGAATCCGGAGTTCCGCATGTTTATTTTGCTGACTCTTTCTTTTTTTGGTTTACTTTTCTTGGTTGTTTTCTCGATATTTTGGGTTTCGTAAGTTCCCTTTCGGATAATGTTTGATCTAAATCTGTTATTCTCACGTGCCCTTTAGACGCTTTTATGATTCCGATAGCTGTTGATAACTTTATATCATGCCCGGAAATGGCGTGTAGTATAGTTGCAAGGCTTGTTCCGGCCATTGCCGCGAAGTGGTTTTTCTTGATCCCGTTTTCTGATAGATAATCGACTAGCTTCATCTTTTTTATCCTTATACTTTTTTTCTTGTTGCTTAAATCGGCGAACATGTGTTATATTTACGAATAACAAAATAACACACCTTTTTAAGGAAAGCAAGGAGAAACAAATGTTGACACGTCAAGAGCAATACGAAATGGATATGGAGTATGCAAAGTTGTTGATCGATGAAGAACAGGCGCAGGTGGATTACCACAAGGCCATTTGGGATGCTATTGAGCATTCGGATTATGACTCGCTAAAGAACTATTTTATGAAGATGTCGGGGGTTTAACATGGAGTTTAAAGCAGATAATTTTGAAGAGTGGATTGATTATAAAACGCATGACACGATGGATGATCTTGTCGAAGAAGTTAAGGCGGAAATTAGCGACGGTGTAAAGCCGCTTTACATGGACTTGTTTTTGAATCTTTTGGCTTCTGCCGTATTCGAGGAAGATGAAACTGCATGCAAATTATGGGAAAGTTTAGGTTTTGATGAACACCATATGTACGCAGTACTGAATGATTTCCAAGAGGTGCGTAAGTACACGATAGAACAATATGAGAAAAACGATGGATATTAAAGAAGGATACGACCGCATAACCAGCATACTTGCTCCATTTTCAGGAATAGACAAGATTCCTAAAGACATTCTGGATGCTGCATCTAAGCGCGGCTCTGACGTGCATCTGATATGTGAAGGGATCATCCAAGGTATAAGTATGGATGTGCCGGAGCAGTATAAAGGGTACGTGGACAGTTTTATGCAGTGGAAAGAGGATAAGAAGTTCCTTACTAATCCTGGACGTCTGTACTGTGATAAATTAATGATTACCGGAGAATCCGATGGTATCTATATGTGGGAGGGATGCCCCTGTATATTTGATTTAAAAACGTCTCAAAAAGAATCAAAAACATGGCAATTACAAGGTGCCGCATATGCTCATTTGATGGGGTTTAAAATGGAATACCAAAATTTTATCATACTTGATAAAAGCGGTGGTTTACCAAAACAACATTTTTACCGATGCAGAGAAAATATTCAGACATTTTATAAATGTCTAGACCTATACAAAATA